CCGTAAGGGGCTTCCCGGTGCTTAGGCACAACACTGTACGACCACAACCGTGGCCGTACTCTGCACTACTCGTTCGGAGCTCTCTGTGTCCTCTGTCCAAAAACGCGATCTTATCTTTCGTGATAAGAATGGCGTATACGGTGACGTTTCAAGAGCTGGCCTAAAGTTGAACGTATTAGGCGGGCCCACTAGAAATGCCATTGTTGGACATCAGGAGACGTTCTCGGAAGGGCATCAGGTTTCCTTAATAGGGAAAACTGATCGGGATATCGGTGGAGAATTTTTCTCCACGAGCAATTACTATCGAGGTGATGGAGAAGTAATCTATCACGTCGATGCAAGGTCCAAAGCAGTATTGCCTCGGCATTACTACGATGGTCCCTTGTTTGCTCGTGGGGTTAGTCTCTGGCCTGTGCTGTCTGTTTATTCCTTGTCGTCTTTATTGGCGGCAGGAACGACAGCTATTGCTAGGACTATCCCTACGAATCCTATAGCTTCTGCGGGGCAATTCATTGGTGAAATTTACAGAGACGGAATTCCGTCTGCTGTGGGTTCCGGCCTTCTGAAGTCCAGATTAAAGCGCTACCGTGAATACGGCAGCGAATATCTGAACTATCAGTTTGGCTGGGTACCATTCATCAATGACTTGCTAAAGTTTGCTGATGCTGTAAAACACTCTGATGAGTATTTACAGCAATTTCAGCGTAACTCTGGCAAGAATACCCGTCGTCGCTATACCTTTCCCACAGAGACCGCTACAGTACAGACGAATGATGGTGGAGGAGTACCATATTCCTCACCGGTTATTCAATCTAGTATTGTAGACGGATCCGTGACACAAGGTAGTCGTACCACAACGACTGTCACTACGACAGAGCGTTGGTTTTCTGGTTGTTATACCTATAATATCGACTTAGGAGAAGATACTCTAAGTTCGATTCATAGGTGCGCACAAGAAGCTAATAAGCTTTTTGGTATTGCGCTAACACCAGAATTGGTATGGCAACTTGCGCCATGGAGCTGGGCCGCTGACTGGGTGTCGAACATGGGAGATGTTATTCATAACATCTCAGCATTCCAGCAGGATGGTCTAGTGTTGCGGTGGGGTTACATCATGGAGAAATCCACGAAAGAAGTAACCTACACCTTGTCGGACTATAAGTTGAGAGACTTTGGTCCGATTTTCTTAAGACAAACTTTCGGAACTACTCGAAAGGTACGTCTTAAGGCAACACCGTACGGGTTTGGCCTTAACATTAACGGTTTTTCTAACCGTCAATGGGCCATATTGGTGGCCTTGGGGATTTCCCGAGGTCCCGGGAAGGTCGACTAGTTTGACGTCGATTCTTCCAAACCATCTAGACGCACGCATCCAGCGTGTGTCTAACTCTGCTTGGAGTAATGCCTTATGTATTCTGACCCACAAGTTCTTACAATCAACGCAGTTGCTAATACGCTTCCGCGTACTAGTAGTGGTGTTAACCTTGGTGCTTTCACCAAGGATGACGCCACCGTGAAGCTGAGTATTGCTAACCAGTATGGTAAGCGTACTCGACGTCAGGCCCGCGTTGATTTCTCGAAGATCGCTCCCAACCCTCTGATCTCGTCAACGAACATTCTCTACACCATGTCAACATACTTGGTTGTAGATTTGCCGTTAACGGGATTCACGATTGCGGAAGCGAAACAGCCGATTGACGCGTTTGTAACGTGGCTTTCGGCTTCTTCGGGAGCTAACATCACCAAACTTCTTGGTGGTGAAAGCTGAACTTGATCAGTGGCACAGGAACATAGGCTATGGATGGTCGACCCCCGATAGCTATTGGAGGCGCCATGAAAAGCCTTATGTTACTCTGGCAGAAGGTAGCCGATGAATTGGCTACCATGTGTTGCACCAGCACCACGCTTGATCTAAGAACGATCAAGCGGCGTGTTGAACACGAGGGGATATCGTTTTTAACGATAACCTTACCGTCCTTCTGTGAAGGCCTCCAAAAAGGTCTTTCACGAGGGTACGTTAGCCACGACCTCTTCACCGGTTTTCGGTGGAGAGGGGGTCTCCCTGAACTTTTTCAGGGTTTCCTTGGCCAAGTGTTCGACCGTGAAACTGGTCGGTTGGTTGATGAACCTTCTATCGAAGCTATCTTCGCGGTTCGTCAGCTTACGCTGATGTTCCAGAAGATCTCAATCGAGTGCAGCGATGCACGTCGAGAGAGAGCGATATGGAGGTTTATCGATTGTGAGCAGCAAATCAGGAGGCTTGACAAGAAGATCGCGGGTAGCGATATCCGTGATTTTACTATCATGTCTCGCCTTCTTTTGGCTGACGTCTTCTCGGTTGTGGATAAATCCATTTCTGAGAATACCGTCTTGCCAAAACATGGTCCGGGTGCAACCGCTGATCGTCTTACCGGAAACGGGAAGTACAATCAGTCGGAGTGGACCCAGCGTTTGGAGGGGATCTTCCCAATGGGGGAGTATCTGCTGCCAAACTGGAGGTACTATCAGTACCTCGACCGTGTTGATTTGCTCGAACCTGGATCTGAAAGGCCCGTAAGGGTCATTACAGTTCCTAAAACGTTGAAGACTCCACGAATCATAGCCATAGAACCTACCTGCATGCAATATATGCAGCAGGGGATTATGGATATGCTCGTGAGAGGAATCAAGTACAGTCAGTACGCTCTACGAGAGCCAAAAGGCGATCGCATCGTACATAAATATGTACTTGGTTCCATGATCGGCTTTGATGACCAAGTGCCTAACCAGCAAATGGCATCAGAGGGGTCCCGAAGGGGGCACCTTGCAACGCTAGATCTTAGCGATGCTTCCGATTCTGTCTCCAATCAGCTCGTACGAGCGATGATAGCAGATTATCCCAATTTAGCTGATGGGGTAGATGCTACCAGATCTCGGAAGGCTGACGTACCTGGCCACGGAGTGATCCGGTTGGCTAAGTTCGCGTCTATGGGTTCAGCCCTTTGTTTCCCTTTTGAAGCTATGGTATTTCTTACCATAGTCTTCTTGGGAATACAAAGACAGCTCAACCGCCAGCTGACTCTGAGGGATATTACATCCTTCAGAAATCAGGTGCGCGTCTACGGAGACGATATTATCGTCCCTGTAGATTATGTGCAATCCGTCGCCAGTACGCTCGAAACTTTTGGGTTTCGAGTCAATTCTGACAAGTCTTTCTGGACTGGGAAGTTCAGAGAGTCTTGTGGCAAGGAATACTACGACTCTCACGACGTATCAGTCGTGAGGGTGCGGCAGTTATTCCCTGTCCGACGGGACTGCGTACCGGAGATTGTGAGCTTAGTTGACCTTAGGAACCGGTTCTATATGGCCGGCCTTTGGAAAACTGCAGCTTACTTGGACCAAGTAATACCGGAAACCATTCGGTATTATCCCACTATTGGCCCTAGATCTCCAATGCTAGGCAGGATCACGCTTCTCCCTGTTGAGGGAGAGCGGGATTGCCCACACCTACACCGTCCTTTGGTTAAGGGCAGTGTAATAGTGGCCAAACCTCCCAAGAGTAATCTTGAGGGGATTGGTGCCTTGCTCAAAGTGTTTCACCAAGGGGAACGGAGGTCTCGTCCTCGAGAAATCGGGGACGAGAACTTCGCCTTTGCGCGGGAGTATGTATCACCTTTAGAGTTACCCGGTGTCTTAGACATCGCGTACCTCTCGAGGAATGCAGCTTCCGAGCCCGTTGATGAGCCAGTCAATGGGGTAAAGCACCTAGAACGCAGTGGGCGTGCCAGATCCGTCACACTAACGACTGGCTGGGGCCCGGCGACGTTGTCGCCGGGCGAGGCCGGGTAGTTCCCGGTTTTGACAGGGTCCCGATGGACCCCTTCGGGTTTATCGCGACCTACAG